CCAAGGTGGACGAGAAGGTCCTGTCATCACTGAGCTATCCTGAGGCCCAGACTATGGTTAGGTACCTGACGGTGTCCAAGAGGCTGGGCCAGATCTCTGACGGTAAGGAGTCTTGGCTCAACCTTGAGAAGGAAGGTCGAATCCACGGACGTGTTAATTCCTGCGGGGCTGTGACAGGCAGGTGTACCCACAGTCGCCCCAATATTGCACAGGTTCCCCGAGTTACCGCCCCTTGGGGCCGCGAGTGTCGCTCCTTGTTCACTGTTCCCAAGGGCTGGAAGCTGGTGGGTGCGGACATGAGTGGTCTGGAGCTACGCTGTCTGGCCCACTACACGTTCCCGTTTGACGGCGGTAAGTACGTCAAGGCCATCCTTGAGGGTGATGTCCACACGGATAACATGGAGGCTTCAGGTCTGGAAACCAGAGATCAGGCCAAGACGTTTATCTATGCCTTCCTGTATGGTGCCGGTGATGCCAAGATTGGTCAGATTGTCGGCGGTAGTATGGCCGAGGGTCGCAACATCAAGAAGAAGTTCCTAGCTAAGATGCCAGCTATTAAAACCATCCAGAACGGGATCAACCACGTCTTGGACAGCCAGAGGTCTTATCTTATCGGTGTTGATGGTCGGAAACTCAGGATCAGGTCTAAGCACAGCGCGTTGAATACTCTTCTTCAATCCGCAGGTGCCGTCGCTATGAAGGAAGCAACGTGTATACTGAATAGAAAGATACGAGCAAAGCGGTGGTGCTATGATGCTTTTCAGGTAGCACACATCCACGACGAGATACAACTCCAAGTTCGAGAGGAGATTGCAGAAGATGTCGGAAGGCTTGCAGTACAATCTATGCGAGAGGCCGGTGATTCCTTGGGATTTAGATGCCCTCTTGACGGTGAGTATCGGGTCGGAACCAACTGGGCTGAAACCCACTGACATCAGTTGGGCGGCTGGTATTCTGGACGGGGAAGCGTGCTTCAGGTATGGACCCAACAGTACGTCGATATCTGTGGACGCTTTGTGTAGAGGAATAATAGAAAAACTACACGCTTTGCTGGGTGGTAATTGTTCCGTATCCAACCGAAAGACTAATACAAACCGATCAGTATTCCGTTGGAGTGTCTGCGGTAAGGATGCCGCCCGTGTAAGTGCAATCGTGTACGACGAATTAATAGAAAAGAAAGAGCAGGCTTTAATTCTTATGAAAATTATGAACTACCCTAAATCCTCTCAAACCAGAAAAACCCTTAATAACAGGCTTAGAAAGCTGAAGAGGAGATCTTAATGAGTGACCTTACTTTTATTCCATCAGATGACATGATTAAGGAGCTACAGAATAGATACGATGAGATGGTCCTGCTTGGCTCCTCCAAGAGGACTGAGGAGACTGAAGACATAACTGTATGCTTCACAGGTTCTTACCACGCCTGTATTGGACTGATCGAGCTAGGTAAATTGGCTATACAGTCGGGAGGCGGTAATGAAGACAGCACTGGTTGA